ACTCCCCGCAGCGGACCACGACCGACACCCAGCCGCTCATACGTCACCCCTTGACCACGCAACAGACCTGGGCCTCGCGGACCATCACGTACTTCTCGCCGCCCTCGTAGATGTCCACGTTGGGATACTGCTGGAACCAGACGGTCGACCCTTTGGGCGTCCGCATCGGCACAAGGAAGCCGTTCTCGTATTTTCCAGGCCCGACCGCCACGACAACGCCCTTGCTCGGACGCTGCGCCTGGTCGCCTTGCACCATGATGATTCCGCCCTTGCTCTTCTCGTCGGGCGCGGGCTTTACCAGCACGAAGTCATTGCACGGCTCGATCATGTCTCACCCCTCACATTCCCCTGATATTGTTGGGATCGAAGTCCCAAGCCTCGCGATCCCCCGCTCGCGTAGCCGACGCGAGGGGGTTGAAGTCCGATGGGTTGCGCCCGAACATGTTCTCGCCCAGGCGAAGCGGATCCTCGGCGGGCATGTCGGGGCTGGCGAAGGTGAGCGCGAGGGCGTCGGCGTGGTCAGGCGACTTGCCGAGCCGCTTCTTGATCTGGTCCTTCTCCTCGATCAGAATGGTGCCCTTCTTGAGCGTGTAGGTCGGCACCACGAGGTCGTCCTGAAGCTGCGTGTCGTCCCGCGGGATCTGGCCGCCCGCCTTAACCCACTGCGCCATCCCATACCACGACTCGGCGCGCTTGTTGAAGAATCGGTCGTAGGCCGTTGGCTTCCCGCTGGAGTCCACGCCCACGCAGCGCACGTTAGCGCGCTTGAGGGCGTCCACCACGCCAGCACCCACACCCGTCTGGTCGACGAACGCGAGCTCGGCCTTCGTCCGCAGCATCGCCAGTGCCACACGGTCGGCGATCTGCTGGGTGTCGGCGCCGCGCATCACGACATATGGCCCAGCCTTGAGCCCCTGGCGGCAGTAGATCACGGTCGAGTCATCGCCGAAGCGCGCCACGTCCACGCCGAGCCGCTTCTGTGCGCCTTGGTACTCGGGGCCGACGTAGTTGCGAAGGATGGCCGCCGAGACGTCGTTCGGTCCGAGCAGGTTGGTAAAGCCAACGTCGGGGAACTCGCCGAACACGCTGACCTTGACCCACGGGTTATCGCGCCCGTGGTCCTTGATCTCCTGCCGCGCCCACTCGACGCTGATGCGCGGCGACCGCTTGGGATTGTCCGGATCGCCGTTGATGTTGACGACGTGCCATAGCGTGCGGTTCTTCGAGATGTCCCCAAGCGGCCCGGCGGGATCCGTGGGGTTGCCGCCCAGCAGGATCTTCCCCTCGTTCCCGCTTCCCGGCACCACGTTCGCGAGCATCGCGGAGCCGGACGCGAGAATCGCCTTGTGGTACGAGCCCGCCTCGTCGCCGAGCCACAGCATCGCGGGACCGTGGAGGCCGGCGAGCGCCTGAGCTTGCTCGACGCTGTCGGCGTGGTCGCGCCAGCTGCGGGCCTCCATGAACCAGTTGGTCGGGTCTTCCTTCGCGATAACCCGCTCGCTGTTCATCTGGAACTTGCGCTGAAGCAGCTTGCAGTTGCCGTAGAGGCCGCCGATCTCTTTCCACAACCCAGACTTGAGGTTCTTCGCGTTGATGGACGTGCAGATGACTTGGGCGCGCTTGCGCGTTGCCATCCACCACCAGCCGGCCACGGCCTCGATGAACGACTTGCCGACGCCCTTGGATGCGATGAAGGCTACGCGGTCTCGTGTGGGCAGCGCGTTGAGCGCGTCGATCTGCCACTCGTCGAGGTTGATCCCGAAGACTTCCCGACAGAACTCCACCGGCTGGTCGTGCCAGCGATCGAAGATGTCGACGTGGGCGGGGTCAACTGCCGCTACTTCCATCTCTCTTCTTCTTCACGGCGTCGAGAATGTCGCCCAGGTTTGGCTCCGTAACGGTGTGCTCTTGGTGGATGCGGTCCTTGTACTTGTCGGGCATCGCGCCCTTCATCAGGAAGATCAGCAGGGTATCGCTGTACTCCGTGTATGTGTCGACCACGAAGCCATTGCGAACAATTGGCTTCTCGACGCCCTCCATCGCGCGCCGACGGGCCTCCTGCTCGAGAGCGTCGCAGGCGCGCTGCTTGGCGTCCTCGAACGCCTTGGCGTAGATCTCGCCGTCGTCGTCCTTCAGCCAGTTGTAGTGATTCGCCCTAGAGATCTCCGCGGCTTCGGAGGCGCGGCTGATGGTGCCGAACAGGGCGAACGCCGCCAAAAACGCCCTCTTTTTAGGGTGTCCAATTTCGTAAGCGTTCAGCCAGTCCCACGGCTTCTTTGCTTCGTCGGCCATTAGCTACCTTCCGGGGGTTTCTTGTGTCTCAGCGAGTAATTGAATGCGTCGAGTTCCGCATTCGGTCGGCATACGTCACACATCGGGTACTCGTTCCGCCCGAAGCGCACCGTCCAGATGCACCCCTTTTCCCGCTCGCAATAAACACACACCTCTTTGGGCAACTTAGCCACCGCGTCACGACAGCGCGTATACAGCCAGAGCAAACACCACCAGAGCCAGGCCAATGCCGAGCCACATCTTCGCATTGGCTCTCCTGCGGTAGATCGCCTCGACGTCGCTCTCTGGAGCCCAAGGCACGATCTTGCTACGCCGCTGTCTCTTCACGGGCGGATCCTCTGGCACAACCAGCGGGCTGAAGGCGTCGGTGTCGAACGCTTTGACATAACTTATGGCACACGGCTTACATCGCTTCATGCTGGCCTTGATGAGTGCCCCGCACGAACAACGCACTAACAACACTCTAGGTGCGGGAATTCAAATTTGTCAACGCAAAAGCATATTTTGACTAATTAAATCCGTAGGCCCGAAAGATCAGAGAATTCCTGAACTCGAGCCGATATTTTGGTGGTGAGCCGATCCAGCCGCGGGGTACACTCCTTGCCGGAGGCACCCTTGGCCAACGGTCGGGGGCGCCGAGCCGGGATACGGGCGCGTTGTGAAGAGTGCGGCGCGAAGTACACCAAAGTGCGGCGCAGCCAGCGGTTTCATACCGACCGCTGCCGATGGCGCTACCACGCTGCCCTTACCCGCCGGGCGGCCCTGAAATGGAAGCGTAGGCGTTAAGCGGGGCGCAAGGCCCTGGCGATCGGCGCAGCCGAGAACCGTGACTCACGCGAGCGGGTGAGCCTTCCCCATCTCCCGATCAAGCGCCGCGGTCGCGACGTGCGTGTACACCTGTGTGGACGTAATGCTGCCGTGCCCGAGCAGCTCTTGAACGAAGCGGAGATCCATCCCGCGGTTGAGCAGGTGAGTCGCGATCGAGTGGCGCAGCATGTGTGGGCGCACCACGCGCTTGATCCCAGCGCGCCGGCCAACCCGCCTCACCTGGCGCCGGAGCTGCTGCGCGGTCATGCCCGGGAACAGCGGCCCCGACCGCTCACGGATGTAGCAGACGAGCTCCGCCTTCGTCCGGAGCCTCACCGGCAGCAGCCGGTCCTTGCCGCCCTTCCCGTCGCGGATCCTGAGCGTATCCCCGATGAGGTCGGAGGCGTCCAGGGCGCGCGCCTCGCTGTTCCGTAGGCCGTTCGCGTACATGAGGAAGCTGGCGAGCCAGAACTCCGGCGGCTGCTCGACCGCGAAGAAGTCGCGGACCTCCTCTTCGGACAGAAAGTCGACCACCTTCGTCCGCATCTTGACGGCCTCGGCGTCGTAGCTAGGATCGTGCGTTACTACTTTCCTGCGCCGCAGGTACTTGAAGAACTTCCGCACGCTCGACTGATAGCGCCTGACGGAGCGCCCCTCGACGCCTTCCTCGAGCAGATGCCGCGTCCAGTCGTCCCATTCGTCCTGCTGGAAGAACTCGACGGGGCGGCCGAACCACTTCGCCCACCGCTTGACCGTGTAGACGTATTGCCGCGAGGTGTGGGGGGAGACTTGCAGCGCCTCGAGATAGTTAGAGTATCCCTGGATCAGAACATCGATGTCACTCGGCGCTGTCCCCCGCTCTCCGGTTCCCGTGCCAGGAGAGTTCGGCACCGTCCCACCCCTATCAGGCGGACGGGTGCCCCGGTCGCGGCACAATTGTACCCCTTACCCCGTCCGCCTATCCCGGTTATGCCCGCTGGTATTGTCAAAATGTGACACCGTTCTTCAAGAAATTGAACACATCGGTCAAGTTCAAATAGAACTCTATGCATCAGGGAAAAACCATGTGATTATGCATATGGGTTTGCCTTATGGGTAACGGGGTTCACATGACCAAAAAATCGTGGTTCGGAAAAGGTTTCGCTTGACACGGAAAATTATTTAACGCGATTTTTCACTTTTGCCTTGCTTTTGAATTACCGCTGTGGCATACTCTCGGGCAGTGAGCAACCACGAGATGGATGAGATGAAAACGAGCCCGACGACCCCCGCCGTTGCTGCGCCTGTGGTTGCTCACTACATCCCTGGCGTAGTGGCGGCGGGTGTTGGCGGGCTTGAGAAGGGAAGAGGCGACGTGGGTGACGGAAGTATTGCTCCGATTATAACTCAAAGCCCCCGGGACGTGTCGGAAATTCCATTCGCCGCGAAGCCTTCGGATGGGGCCTCGGTCGCCGACGAAATGGAAATCTGCAAGCCCTGCGGCTTCATGGCCCGCTTCGGGCGCGGTCCCATCAAGTGGATCGTCTGCCGTATCTGCCAGATCGAGCGCGGGGAGGTGGAGCGTGAGTAAGCGCGCCAACTTCCGCCTGACCTGCTCGCTCTGCGATCACGAGTGGATCGGGGAGCCCTACTACGAGCAGGACGACTACATCGAGCGGTGCCCTGAGTGCAACAGCGAGGAATTCGAGATCGGCAAGGAGTACCGGCCGTTCCGGATTGAATCGTTCTGGATCGTTCTGCTCATTCTCGAATGTCTCTTCTCTCTCCCGCGCAATGCGGGGGAATCCCTATCTCAGTCCCGGGCCGTCGTGTCCCACACGGCGGCCTCTATTACCAACAACTCCGGCTCATTTCGGGCCGGGACATTTTAGGAGGCGTCATATGGTCGCGGACGACAAGGGCGCGGGCTCGCAGCTCGTCAAGGCGCTGATCGAGGCCAAGAAGAAGTTCAAGACCTTGGCGAAGAACAAGGTGAACCCGCATTTCAGGAACAAGTACGCCGACCTGGCGGCGGTGTACGACGCGGTCGACGACGCGCTGGCGGCGAACGGCCTGACCGTCATGCAGCCGCTCGTCTCGGACAACGGCAACGGCCTGTGGATCCGGACGGAGCTGCTCCACGTCTCCGGCGAGAGCAAGTGCTCCGTCTACCCCCTCCCCGGTGGCGTGAAGTCCCAGGAGCTCGCGAGCGCCATCACCTACGGCCGGCGCTATAGCCTCTCGTCGCTCCTCGGGATCGCCGCGGACGACGAGGACGACGACGGGAACGGCTCCCAGGGCGCCGCCGCCAGCCCGCAAGCGGAAACCCGCAAGCTGGAGCAGAAACCCGCGGCCAAGCCCGGCGCCGCGAAGAAGGCTGAGCCGAACCACTGGATCGGCGCCATCGTCAAGGTCGACATGGTCGCCACCGGCAAGTGGAAGCTGACGGGCGGCGATGCGGCGGCCACGGAGTTCGGCACCTCGACGCCGGAGCACGCCGCGCTCGCGAGAACCGCCGTCGAGAAGAAGACGCGCGTGTCCATCAAGTTCGTCACCAACCAGAACGGCATCAAGGTCGTGACTGGCATGGATCCCATGCTGGAGGAGGGGAACGGCAATGGCAAGTAGCGTGAACAACGTGGTCCTCATGGGCAACCTGACGCGCG